TTACCAGAGTTCCCGTAACCAGAGTTCCTGTTACCAGAGTTATTACCTTTTAATACTCCATCTAACATTTCTTTTACAGAAAGTTCTCTTACAATTTTCAATACATCAGTTACAGTTTTATCGCCATCTACGACGGTATTTCCTGTAGCTTCTACTTCACAAATTCTCGTATCAGAACTTCGCGGATAATACCCGTAAACATTTTCAAGTTTTACGCAAAAATGGAATCCAGATTCACAAGGCTTAATAGTCCCATTATGGATATAAGTCTCTCCTACTTTAAATTGGATATCACGACATTTTAAGTCTTTATCAAATGCTTTAAATCCCTTCATTATACCTCCATAGCTCTACTTTATAGGATTGTTAGGACTTGTCAATAAGTATTTAATAAATTTGGCTTGGCCTGCGTCGAAAATGCGATAGAGATTAAGCTCTTTTGCGTGTTGTCTCTCTGTGAGACCACGCTCATCCATATTAGCCATACAATGAGATCTATCATAAGTTTTAATCATATCCGTCCATTTAAACCCTAAAGTAATGCCCTTTTTAGGTAAAACAAACCCTAATTTTTTAAGACTATTCCCGTTACCATATCTCAAATCAACATAAGAAGTTATAAATTCATATTGCGGATTTTTCTTAACAATCTCAGACAAAAGTTTAGATAGGGCTCCAGATACAGAATATCCTATCTTACAGCAAAATCTAGATATATCACAGCCATTACCAGATTTTCTATAAGCAATTAAGCTAACTAATTCATCTTTATCGTATAAACCTATACCTTTAGACGCAGAATGGTCTCCCATAAGATGGTTAGCTTTTAAAAAAGAAGAAATATCAACTCGATCAACGACCTTAACTTGCAACTTGCGGGCATGCAGTTTTTTATCAAAAATGCCAATTTTATATCGTATAAGAGATCTAACAATAGCCTTATTAAATACCAATTCATCCTGTCTAATTTGTAAAAGATCAAGCCCTTGGGCGTCATAGTCCTCTCTTTTCTTCATGTGGTATCTTTTATCAGGCTTTCGTAGTTCAGAATGGGTAGATAACCCGTCAGTATCAACATATATAGATTTGCCAGTTAAGTTATTAATTATTTTAAAGTCTGGACGCCAGAATTTATTTATCTTTTTATCACCCTTACGTGGCATTTTTTTAACTTCAGGGCAAGATTTTTTGCCAAGATGCTTACAGGTTACGTTTTCGCCAAAATCAACTCTCATCATTTTTAATTCGAGACTAGATGTATTATCCTTATAAGCCGAGATCCAATCCTCTAAGGCTTGTAATCCATCATCTTGGGCAATGTTCAGCATATGGACATAAGACATTCCAGTTCGAGCCGCTAGTTGTCTTATACTTTCACCAGAAGAAGTTATAAATTGTGCCTGTTCTTGGCTAGAGGTAATTCTAGCTCTTTCTGGATGCCTCTGCCCTGTAAGGACTTTTCCTACAATATTAACGAATTCACCATATTCTTTATCAATAAAGGTAGCGTGTTTATTAGTTCCTAGATAGCTTTCAGCTATAATCTCAATAGTGCCCTTATGGGTGTCTTTTATTTTACGAATCACTTCATTTATTGGCAAAATCTTCTTCTGTGCCGCAGACTGATGAGTCCCAGTCGTAATATTATTTTTAGCAGCTATCTTTTTAATAAATTCATAACAATATCCAGATCTTCTAACCTCTTTAACCGTTTTACCAGAATTAAGGAGTTCAATAATTTCTTTTTCTTTTTCAATTAAACTATCTTTATTAGTTTTAAGAGTAATACTATTGCGTTTTGCATGGGTTTCAATGGTAGATCTACTAGTATCCATTAACTCACTTATTTGGTAACAGAATAATCCCTCTTCTGCATATTTTTTCAATAAGTTTATGTCAATTTTCACTCTTAATGGTAATTCTTTTTTCATTACTTAAGTGTAATGCATTATTACATATTTTACAAATAAAAACCCAAGCTTTTTAGGGCTTGGGTTGATAAACTCTTCGTAAAGTGTCTAACTATTTTACGTTATCGATTAACACGTTAAATCTTGGTAATTTCACGGTTAATGCAGTGAAGCGATAATAAGCTTTTGGAGTTGATAAATCGGTTTTTGCAAGCTCAATTGATTTAAAGCTTGACAATTCGCCCATTTCCATGCCCCTCATGTCCAGAGCAAAAGCCGTCGCCATTCCTGGTAACTTGTTGTTCAAGTCAACAAAAGTAACAGCAGCTGCGCCATTAGCCTTAACACGACCAATGTATTGACGTTTAGAACCACCAGCTTCTGATCTATAGATATTATAGAAAAGAGCAGCGATACCGCCAGTTGGAGTGATTGCGATAGAAACTGAGTCACCATTAGCAACGATAGTCGCAGTAACCGCAGCAGATTCTTGACCTTCACCGATTACGTTTACAGCAGTAGCAGAGTACTTGTAAACCTCAGCAGCTAAGAAGCTAGTACCAGCAGCAGAAGTGATCGCTGGAGCACCCATTGAAGGAGCAGCAGGAGCATTAGCGCGTGGTTTAGCAGGTTTTTGTTTAGGTTGCAAGAAAAGTGAACTTTCTACTGTGATCGCGCCAGCAACTGTTGACTGTTCGTTAAGAGCAGCACCAGTTGATTTTTGTGGCGAACCAGCCAATACGATACGTTCTTTGTTGAACGCGATCTTATTGTAGTTACCATGAGCTTGCGGGCTTAAGTAGATTTTTTCTACTTGACCATTATGGATAGCTGAAGTAGTCGCTACGTCTTCAACAGTAGCTTGTGCAAGCGTACCGTTTTGCGGAATAACAACAGAAACATCGCCACCGTATTCGTCAAACATTAAATCTTTAGTAGAGATATCGTAGTCACTGTTACGGATTTGTGGGTCCAAACCATGCATCCCTGGCTCTTCTTGCGACATCGCCAAAGGGTTACCATCAAAAACACCAGCATTAGAATAGTCAGCATGACCTTTAAATGAATGGAATTCGATATCGCCTTGGATTTTCATCGCTGCATCAGCATCAACGCGATCTTCAGCTTTTACGCCGTCGAAAGTAGATACTAATTCAGATTGCAATGTGCGACGACGAACGTGTACGTAGTAAGCCATAGGAACTACGGCACGTACAATGTTAGAAGTTTCTTCTTGACCAACTTGGCCTTCAAGAACAGCAGATCCACCAAATTGACCGTAGTCAAGTTGACGATTAAACTGAACCAAAGTTGATTTAACTTGGTTAGATTTAAAAATCTTCTGCAATTTAATTGCTTGTGATTGGAAAGTAGTAACATTCATGATGTTGCTAAGATCTTCCATTTGTAATGCAGAACCTTGGGTAAGGGTGCCAGGTGCGGCGTTGTAACCACCAGCTTCCAGTGCCTTTTTCAGTTCTTCGATTTGCGTTTGTAATTTTTCTACAGACACTTGATTCTCCTATTTGTTAAAAAGTTGTAAAACTTTATCGTTAATTTGTTTAGTGTGGAAATAACCTTGTAAAGTATCCATTTCTGATTTATTTAAAGATTGGAGCGCGAATCGGTCTTTAGCGATGCTGTCCATTTTTTTAAATACTTCAGAGGCAGAAGGGTTATTGCCTTTTTCTTTTTTGTTTAAATCTTCACCACGACCAACTACTTGAACATCTTTAATCTCAGTCACGGCTTTAGGGCGTGGCGTTGAAGCAGATTTAGTAATCGTCTCAGTAATCGTCAACACAGAAGCTTGTAAGTTAGCAAAATTCTCTTCGGATTTAGCCAGTTTAGCTTTCATGCTTTCAAATTCAGATTTCATCGCCATATCAGCTGGAGCCATCTGTTGAGACGCCTCTGGAGCTGGAGAAATATTATCTGTAGATTCTTCAGGAGCAGGTTGTTGCTGAGATTGTCTAGATTCCATTTCCATCTGAACAACTTGCATCAATTCCTGTAACATTCCATCATCAAGGCTAGACACTAAACCATGTAAGTCTGCGCCATCATCTTGTTGCTGGTCAGGCTGTTGGTCTGGAGCAGGAGCGTCTTGAGGAGGCTGTGCAGAAGCATCTGGAGCTGGTGAACTAGACATTTCGTCTTTTTTCATCTCAGCTTTAGAACTTTCCTTACTAGATTCTTCTTTTTTAGACTCTTCCTTAGATTGCTCTTTGCTTGATTCTTCTTTTTTACCTAAAGTTTTTAATTTTTCGTTCTCGCTTTTGATAAGGGTATCAATTGTACTGATAGCCTCACCAATTAGCTCATCAACATTAAGATCTTTTTTATCTTTATTAGCTGGCATTTTAATCTCCAATTCTTTAATAAAGTTAAATTATTGACCTGATTGTGGCCAGTTATAGCTAGAAAGAACACCGAATGAGTTAGTTGCTGTGCATGAACCGTCAGCCGCAAACATAGACGCCGCAGGAGCTGCATCAGTGAAACGCTCAGAGAAAACGCCTTGACGAGCTAGTTCCCAATCAAGATCCATTTTTACTTTAAGTAAAACAGTAGATACAGTAGCTGAACCAGCTTCAATTACTTGACATACGCTTGGTGCATAAGCTGATTTAGCTAAACCCAATACGTCAGTAAATTGATTAGCTTGGCTTTTATAGCGCAAAGCTACTTGAACAACAGCTGAACCATCTTTAATTAAAAGAATTGGGCCTTGTGTGTCGCTTGATTCTACAACAGTCCATGGTAATGCTTGGCCTTTAATACGACCTTCAAGCTTGCTTTTTAATTGATCTTTTAAGCTATTAAGTTTAGCTAAATTAGACATTTCGTTCTCCTTAAATATGTTTTAGTTCTTAAACAACTCTAATAAAATTAGGTTTTTTGCGTAAGTAACCGTTTTTGTTTATGTTTTTCAAATAAAAAACATTAATTATACAAAATATAAATAAAATCTATTGACAAAATCTTGCGATTAGTTAATAGATTTGTAAATTTTCTCGCACGTTTCCAATGTTCTATCGAAAAGATGCTTCTTTAGTGCTTTGAGGACTTTTTTCGCGTTTTCATCAGTGAGAGTAGGGACTGCTTTCTTTACAGAATCTTCGGTAAGAGACGTTTTTGCCATCTTACGGGCTAGCTTAGCTAGGTTTGATTCTTTTTGTAAAGCACTTCCTCCTGTCAGACTTGACGGAGCAGCGTCTTGTCCTCCCGCAGTTAAAGCTTTCTTGAGATCAGAAAGTGCATTAGACAATCCGAAATCATTAAAAGTTTTTTCCACGAAGATTTGCTGCATTGAAACTGATTTGTACAAAGGTTCATTTACATCCATCGAAGCCCTATATTCAGACTTGTTGACTCGTGATGAGTTAGAACCGTTTGTATTATCAGATGAAATATGAATCCAAGCTTGTTTGTTGCATGGCTTGAGTGTCCCAGCAAGGCGACGTATGCAAGTTTCTTTAAGAATATTGCCATTTTCTCTCTTAAGAGTTGACCCTTCCACGGAAAGACCGAATTGTGGACCATCAGGGTCCTGATCAAACATTCTTATTAAAGCCGCAGCTGCGCGAGAATTGTCTGGGGCATCATCGCCATCATAAATCTCGACTTTGCCATAAATGAGCGGGATTTTTCCGTTTTTCTTAAATGAGTCTAATTCTTTATCAGTAGAACAGTCGTCCTCATCAAAGATTTTCTTAGCAGTGAGGACTCGACCAATAATAGTATCAAAACCTTTAGGCTCATCTTTTTTAGCGCTTTTATTTTTTTCAAAATCTTCGGGGTTTTGGTGCTCCAGATTAACTAGACTTTTTCCTGCGGTAAGGTCTGAGATGTCGGCACCCCGGATATCCAGGACTTCGCCCGAACTATCGATGGCTTGACTCGCAAATACCCCTTCCATAATAAGATTCTTCTTCAAACTACTCATAAAAGATATATTAAGATATTGACCTAACTACATGATATTACTAATATTATCATTATGAGATAATGCTAAAAATAGCTTGTGTATTGACTTTTGTGCTGATATATTGGTTATATACGGAGGCGTTATGAATAAAGAAAGATCTTCTTATAGAATAATATTTGAATGGGTTCCTAATTATGGCACAAGTGCTGGATTTTCTTTTGCCTGCGATGAGAAAGGAAATCCTTTGCCATTTAAAAATCCTGAATCTGAAAGTAACTATAAAAAATGTATTTCTGGTGATCCTGAGATAAAATTTAAGTGCATCAGAGAGTACCACTATATGCCTAATTACGGCATGACCGTTTGGGAATTACTGTTTAATCCATTTGAGGTGAATAAATGCTGCTAGAACTTATATTCCCCATTTCTGTACTCGTAGCTATCGGTCCTTGGACGGGAGCCTTCTGTATTATAGTGCATAACGTGATTAAGAAGGATATGCAAGATATTGATGAATGCTACAATAATGCGACGAAATGAGCTAAAAAAGTTAATAATTGATTTATATCACAATAAGGAGAAATATGAAATCAAGTACAGTTGTTGTTATTTTAGGACTAGTGTTGTTATACTTAGGCTTTACTATCATCGGAACGGCTTTAATTACAGCAGCTTTAGTTTATAAAGTTGTTACATTTTCACTACCATTTTAGGAGAATATATGAAGCGGGAAGCATTAAAAGAAATTATCGCAATGTGGGCGGCATTGTCCACAGTAATAGGATTTACAGCAATAATTATCTATTTAATTGACAATGTGAGCCCTTGGTTTGGGCTTACTATTCTCATAGTTCCAATTTTATACTCAATAGAATACTATAACGAATCATCTAATTAGGAGCTAAAACATGAATCCAATGAAATTTCTAAGTCCTTTAAAATTGATTGCCGCATTTATTGGTACATTAGTAATGGTAGGGCTTATTCTGTATATTCCAACTAGAAAAGTAGCTGATGAAGCAAAAGAGAGGCAAGATATTCTCATAATGAAACGACCAGATCTACCAGAATTAAAAACTAATAAAAGAGTTGAAAAACACATTAACCCCTGCCAAGATGGTGTTATAGCATATCTAAGAGCAGACGGAACGCTGGTAGGATGTATAGAACAACAATTTTAAAGGAGCTAAAATGCCACAGTTAAAAATGAACAAAGACAAGAAATTGACTTTAGTAGGTAAAAAGCACACCTTTACGGATCTTTCTGTCGTCCAGATGCAGAATGTAATGCTTAAACTGGATTACGAGAAAGAATGCCTGTTTGACTGTTTAGTTAATATGGAAGACTTCGGCGATAATATCTGTGAAATCGGGATGTGCGGCGGGTACATGTTTTCTTATAGACAGGAGGTCGTATAATGATTAAGTTTTTATTTAATATAGTATTTAACTTTGGACTTGCGGTTATACATGTCGGGACATGCCATAATATATACGATTCGAATCCACCTAATGATGCTCTTGTATGTATTGGAATATTTACGCTTATATTTTTATTTCTAGTTTTTGTATTAAATCTTATGATTAAAGTAGTGAGTATAATTATAGAGGAGTTTATGTCGTGAATAAGAAAGACATTTTACAAGAGATAAAGAAGATCCTTAAAAAAGAATCTAACAAGGTCGATAATTCAAGAGATTATGATAGTGATGGGAATTATATTGCTTACGAAATGGCTGATTTTGACTATTTAGAACGACAAATTGAAGAATTATTTGAGGAGTAGGGATGGGGATGTATACTGAGTTATATATTAAGGCTAAACTTAAGGCAGATCCAGAAGCTATATCTGTGATTAAATTCCTACAAGACTCTAAGTATGGAGAAATCCCTACATTTAATACAAACTATTCTCTTTTTAAAACCCAGAGATGGGAATGGATGTTACGTGGTGGATCGGGTTATTTTAGTACACAGCCATACCAAGTATTAGAAGATAAAGGGGATCATTTTATTTTCGAAAATTGCTCTAATATTAAAAATTACGATAATGAATATGAATATTTTTTAGAGTGGCTGAGTCCGTATATTATCGAAGAAGAAGGACACATACATTATGAAGAATACCAAAATCCTTCAGTGATTGAGTATAGGAACGGAAAATTAGAAGTAATGGAACGAGTAAAAGGCAATCTTGATGATTATTGAGACTTTCTCTGTTTCTCAAACTCATCCCACAAGTTTCCGTTTTCATCACGGCCCTTGTAGGTGATTTTACCTGCTTCGAAGCCAAAGCCAGGGCTTAGAAGCGTGAGAACGTCCCGGCAATTCGGGTGTGTAGTGCTTATCGAGGCGATAGGGTTCTTCCAATCGCCAGCACTTCCAGATAATTCGCTAAGTTTATAAACTCTTGGAGTGATTCGATCTTCCGACATCCATAAGCGCCAGCAGTGCTTGCACTTCTTTTCATCATTAACGCCGAGTTTGCAGACCGTAGGATCTTCGATGCCCATATTTTGGGCTGCATGTAGAATCCCATCAAAAGCACCAAAGTTAGCTGCAGTATTTAATTCATTCTCAACTATTGTAGTAGCACTAGACTTCATTTTATCGACATAGCCATTAAGATTATCTCTAAATTTCTTATAAAGCTCTTTACCTTCGTCTTTGTAAGAAATATCTTCGGTAGATACACCCATTATTTTACTTTTTACTTCAAGATCATGAGTATAATCTGTAATCATTCTAGAGATATCCGTAAAACTCTTCTGCTCCAAACCTTCAATATGATTTAATGCGTTATTTTCAATAGCCGTTAGTGTTTTTTTATCAAAACTATCTGGACTAGAACTATGCATCGTATTTGCATTAACGTAGGCGTGTCCTAGTGTGCTTTGAGGATTGTAGTTTTTGAGAGTAAAGATGAAAGACTTGTTAACAAAATTAGGACCGAGAAGGTTAGCCTTTAGCCCTTCGGTAGTTCCTAGAACTAAGTTTTTAATAATCTTGATTAGATTCTTATTCATGCCCATCTTCGCACTTATGAGGCTTTTGACCATTTATAGCTGCCAATAACGATTCAGCCATATCTTTTGAATCTTTTTCAAACTGATCTAATACTTTTTTCTTAGCTGCTCTATGTTTTTTGAGTAAGTCTTTTCTTACTGGAGAAAGATTTGCCTCAGATTTAGAAAGAGATGCATCTAGCTGACCAATAGCCGAATCTAAGTCTTGGCTTTGAGCTAGCTCAGGTAACTGTTGCTGACCTTGTCCGCCTTGTGGCGGTTGACCTTGCTGTTGAGCCATAGCTTGTTGTTGCATCTTCATTTGTTGCATCTGCAACCAGACTGGATCTCCCATATAGTATTGAAGATCTGGATCTTTATCTGCATTTGCAAATGCTTTACCGCCAAAGGCTTTTAGGATTTCACCTTTTTTAAAGTATTTTTCGATAACTTGCTGGAATGCAGGATTTAATGGAAAATCGCCGCCAATAGGAACGTCTTCATTTTCTACACGATGCATTATATCATTCATTGTTAAAAACAATGAAGCATCTTGAGTTATTAGCGTAGATTCTTTTTCAGGAGAATTTGCATCTAATCCTTCAAGATTTATCTGGACCATATTAGCCCATTCGGGATTTATTTTAGGCAAAAGACGTTCATTAAAAAAATCTTCAATAGACATTAATAAGGGTCTGATGCCAGCATCACGAGCAGCGATAGTCTTAAACTCGTTATTCGACTCTGCCAAGGATTGAGAATTTGTTCCACGACTTAAATAAGAAAGAGCAGGAACTTCATCTGGACTCATCTGGAACCCGGCGAAGATAATTCTTTTATTCAAATCTGCCAGGTACTGGTACTCCATATCCTTAGATGAAGGATCTACACTAACTATTGAAATCTCATCAGTTGGTTTAATACCAAACACTGGTAATCGACCAGACGCACCTGCAGAATTAATATGCGCAGTCATCTGATTCTTAATGTTGATGATATCTTCTTTTTCCAGATCTTCTGATTTAAAAACCATTACACTTTTGTAAGATCTTCCATTAATAAAGAAAAGCTTGTTAGAAGTTGTAAGATTGATATGAGTCGTGATTGCACTCAAAATACGCTCAAGTGGCGATACTGGATATCCGTTGCGATTTACGTCAGTTGATGGGTAAGCATTCCAAAAAATAAGCTCATCGTCTGTAAATACTTCGGCAGGCATGCCTTCTAAAACTTGAGCATAAGTATACTGATCGTCTTGAAGTTTCTTAGGCTGAATTTTCTCACCAAGAAGTTGCTGCAATGCAATCAACGCCTGCTGCCTAATCTTTTCGGCTTCTTTGCTCTGTTCATCTTTTTTGTTGATGAAGTAAATCGTCCCTGCATCACGAGCACGGAAACTATGGAATTTACCATTATCGTCTTTGATGACTTCGACCGCAAATCCGCCGTAAGTAAGTAAATCTTCCACGATCTCATAAAAGAACTGAGAAAGATTACGCTTTTGCTTGTCCGTGATTTCGGCATTACTGCCGCAATTAAGAAGGATCTCTTTAAGTTTAGGGATAATCTCAAGCTTAACTTTTTTCTTCTCTTCGTCGCTAAGCTTATCTTCGATGTCTGGTTTAAGATTTACGGTATAGCCTACGTCGAATCGATTCGCACGAGGTCTCGAAAACAGTGTTGCCTGCTTAGCTTTGGTCGGGATAATAATACCGCCGACAAGTTCTTCCGAGTCTCTGATACGCTTAGCTACGTCTGGAGGAAGGCCTGCGGTTCTGCTTTTATATAAATTCTTATACGAAGTGCCTGAAATGTTAGGATTCTCTTCGAATGCCAAAGTCACGATTTTACTAACTCTGTTGTCTTCTTTTTTCTTTAAGTCTTCAAGAATCAGCGATAGCACGTCTTTAGGAGTGCCAGATTCCATCTCCATCATTGCCACTTCTGACTTTTTAGAATCCTTCTCTTTATCAGACACGATTACTCCGAGGTTACTACGACTAGATTTAGAGTTTCTAAGCTTAAGTTTTTAATATCTAACGAATACACGAGACCTTGTTTCAGAAATAAACCAGGTTTCTCTTGGTTATTCGTCTCTCTTGGCTCGATCATAAAATTATCTGAAACGTCGCCATTACATCTAACCGAACAATTCTGCTGAGCCGCGACTAGTACAAAAGTTTTCGCACTAGAATAAGCCTTAAGCCCCTGTGTTCCTATTATAACATTAGTTTCGCTCGGTAGTCCACTATTGTCAGCTGCAAGAAATTCGATCCACTCAGGCGTTACTTCCGTTACTTGATAAGTCCCGAAACTGACAGGGCTTAATCCACCACTAATAACAATTTTGTCACCTATAAGGATTTGGTTAGAAGCTGCTCCGTTAGAATAAGTTAAGAATCCAGCAGGGACTAGAGTTGCGGTTTCACCAACCGCGTTTGTATTCTGAACCGTAATAGAATTCGCGTCTTTAGCAATAACCGTGAATCTACCTTGGTTAGCTTGTGACATCCCAGAGGTGGGCAGGATATTAAGAATATCACCTACGTTTAAAGGCGTAGCGACCATTGGGGTTCCTGCAGAATTGGCTATCTTCATTAGAGGTCCATTAACCGTAACTACCACAACAGTCGTAGCATCTATGCCTAAATTGACGGGATTACGGAAGGCGGGGGCGGTTCCAGAAGAATGAGTGAGTCTATATACGTTTAAATTAGGGTCTTGGCGTGTAATATCGAAGGCAGTGGTCGTATCCATAGAAGTTGTTCTAAACCCGTTGAATATGTTTAAGATTTGGCCTGGGGCGATGGACAAGTCCTGAGACTTAGGCTTATTAGCCGTCTGACCCAACAGATTCCAGCTTAAGTCCGCAATCCTTATATTAGGGTTATTAGACACATTAGTATCGTTAAACGCGAGGTATCGAACTAATAGGTTCGTCGTTGACATTTTAAGCTCCTAAATTCCAATTATTCAAAATTAAGATTTCGACATAAATAGCTGATTTCATTAGTCAATATCCCACACTATTGAACCACTTTTTGATACAATTGTGCCAGTCGCTTTCTCGTCCGTATGGGCGTTAATTTCCTTAGAAAGCCAGTTATCGTAGTTTTTAGATACTTCTTTGTTGTATTTGTCTCTGATTTGGTCTGGGGTCATTTTTACTTGAGGCTGATCTAAAAGATGATTCTTGCCTTTTGGCTGGAATAGGTTTTGACCAGCGTAACGGAGAGCATCAGCTATATCAGCAAATTCTCCGTCATCTGGCTCTCTGGTGATGTTACCTAACTGGTCAAGCATAAAGGTATGTTCTGCAAACATTTTAAAGTAAAGCTCATTCCTATCAGTTTTAATAACTTTTAATCTTCTAACGCCAGAAGCATCAACAATTTGAGTCCTGATAGCATTTATTCCAGCATCAATATCTTTTTTAAATTCGGCACATGGCATTTTATTTTTATTAAATGTTTTAATTGATTGAGGAGCGCTAGTATCTGCAAACCATTTTTTAGGTTTATACTTGTCTCTTACTTCAATAGCCAAGCTCAGTTGCTGATCAAATTCAAGACCAGCCACAGAATAAGAGTCTACCAGCCAGAATTCCCCATTAGGCATTAGGACACAAACACCTATTGCATAGAAATGGCGGAACCCCCAATCTAGAAAAGCATAGAATTTTAATTCATTCTTCTTTAAAAGATTTATAAGATCTTCAAATTCAATTTTACTGTTTATTTTTTCTCCAGTATAAGATTCCCAAGCTTGATTAACCGTATACGAATTACCAGTGCCATCTTCTTTATTTATAAATCTAGGATAAACCATACCTTGACTAGACGGCTTACGGCTTAATAATTGAGCTTCAGCCAAATCTGGATCTGTTTTTTTGAATTGAGTGATAGTAAAATCGATAGGCTTCCATAACCCACCTTTATCACTTTCACTCCGATGAGCCAGTTGACTCCTACAGACTGGAAGTATCGGACAGTTAGCACAGCCACTGTAGGTGTTAATTTTTGTATAATTTTCTTTTTCTTTAGATGTTAAGTCATTATATTGAGGCTCGGTCAAAGACGACATTGGAAGCTCATATCTTACATATCTATCTTCTTTAGGAAGATCGGGGCGATGACGGGATTCTGGGCACTTTTCAGTAATATCTATGATATTCCATTTAAAAGTTTTCCAATTTTCCTTGCGGGACATTTCAATTTCTTTAGAGAAAAGTCCACCAGGAAATTTAAGCGTAGAGGTTTTAATAGTGAGAGGATGCTGTCCGTTAAATACCCCTGGGATCATTTGTGCTTCTTTATATGCTCTAATCCCTTCCTTACTGCGCACCGTATCGATCTCATCAAAACAATTATGTGTTAATAGTCCATTAGAAAAAAAATTATGATTACCTTCTACAGTAAAGTCATAGTACCGTCTATTATAAATAGCGGGTTTAATTTTAATTACTTTTACCTTCTGTAATTGGCGATTTTTGGCCGCTTGACAGTCAACGTCAGAGCAGTAATATGATACCGCAGTATATATGTATTCTGAATTACAATTTTTACATTTTTTTATAGATTTATTTAAGAGACCATCAAATTTGTACATTAAAGACGGATGAATGTATTTTTTTGTTATTTCATATAATTTATAAGTGCTTATTACATCTATATGAATCGTACAATATTTTTTCCCTCTAGTATTATACTCTTTAATGACGCAATCTATGTCAAATTTATTCTTTAAAACTTCTTTTAATTTTAAATTCTGCTCATAAGTAAATGATTGTGTATTTAAAGTAGCTGTGCCTGTGACTCTTGAACCTGAGCCGTCATCCATAAACCAAACAGCAAGACCAAGGGCTTCTATTTTATCTAAGCCATCAAGAGTTTTCCTAAACCCAAACCAATCACTTAAATCTTTAGTAAGATTAGAGCAGAAAGCTATTTGTTCTGCCCCAGTATATCCGCTCTTAGCTCCTTTATTTTGATACATTTTAAAAGATTTAGATAAAATATTCATTTTCCAGATGGCATAATCTTTTTGCTTAACACAGTGTCTGAAAGATATGTGAGGATTACCGATGTGCTTAGCCTCTAGTCCTTTTTTTATATCTTTATAATTCCTCTTCTTATAACATCCCATATCTCCTAGAAGTCCGCCAATAATAACTTGTTCAACATCATTAAATTCTGGCTCTTTATATTTTATTTCAGGGAATTTGTCAAAATACTTATAATTATCAATTTTATCTTCAGCTTTTTGTTTTGTAATTTTATAAACGCTTTTACCAATAAGTTTAGATATCTCTTCATAACCATTTTCAGAGTAAAATTTATGATCGGGTGTGCAGGTAACAATAGTACCATCTTCAAAGTATACATCTACTCCCTTTTTATTACCATTATCGTATTGAGCTATTATTTTTTTAAATTCACATTTACCAGTTTGATGATTAAATGAATAAGCTTCAATTTCCTTACCTTGTTGTAATAATTTGTATAATTTACTAGCTCCTATTTTAGATCGAATCCTTTTGGTTCCTTTTATATTTTTTATTAATATATCAGTTTTACCAGAAACACATAAGATATTGCTATGAGAACTATTCGCACCTGAAATTGTGCAAACAACTATTCTCATCCATGCCGAGTTACCATTATCATCTGATATCTTCACTTCTTTAATATTCTGACTAGTTACTTCTCGTCCATGATGCGTCATGTATGGAGATATAGAAGATAGGAATTTTTGAACATAATTTTGAGCTGCGGCTGCTTGAGAGGTAATTGCAGCCATATGACATATAGTAGCATTAAAATGAGTCATAAGAATAACTGCCATCGCACTCTGAGAAAGTGTCTTATAACTCTCTCGACTAGAAACGGTAATTACAGATGGAGACTCGTTACACTTATTATCTCTATACATTTGATAAACATCCCACATCCAATCGATAGGACTACTATTAGATTCTGGGTCTACAAATGAATCAGGCAAATCCAAGCCAAAGAAAATATGTATCCAGTCTTTCATTTGCTGTTTAGAGTAGAAATTAGTTAGAAATATTTTAGATAGGGCTTTAAATTCTGCAGTCATTATTTAGACCTCTTAGAGTCTGAGATTATCTTTAAAACTGCTGCGGCGTCTTCTGGACTCAAAGAGCCTTTATCTTTGGAATTATCTACATCAGACTGCTTCCCTCCAGCAATCCTAGGGCTATTAGAGGTAGCACTACTTAAATCAACTAGTTTCTTATCATCCTTACTAGCAATCTTATCCTGTCCAGTGATCTTCATCAAATTCTCGGTAATACGAGTCAAGGCGGTAAGATTTTCGATATTCAAAGCACCTTCAAGATGGGATTCATCCCCAGTTTGTAGATATTTTTGAAGTTTCGCATTATTCTTCTTACCAGCGACGAAAAGAATATTACTAAGTAATTCAGTGGTTTGAAGCTGAGCCTTAATCACCTTTTCTCTTATCTTAGAGTGCAGCTCATAGGCGTACTCTTCTTTATTCTTATCCCATTCATATCGTATCCTAGCATCAATAATAGCTCCATAAGCTAAGCCCTTATTAAGCTTCAAAATCTCCATACAGCTAGATCCATTAAGGAAAAGCTCGTACAGACCACCTGCAAGGTTAGCAGACAATGGCAAGCCGCCAGATTCCACGTATAGAGTCATACAGCTCTTCTCTTCTTCAGTAAGGAACTCGTTCATCTTTTGGATGAAAGCCTCATTCCTTAGCTCTGGCAATTTAGTTGCCATGGGTATAATCCTCAACATTAAAATTAAAATCTACATAAAAAGAAATTTCTGTGTCGCCGTTTTTAAGTTTTTTACTTTCTTGTTCTAAATTTGGACCATCTCCATAACAACAATAACATCCTACCCTGTGAATGGCGCGAGGAATAAATGTCTTAACAAACTGGAAGCCATTATCAATTTCTCTAGAAAAAGAATCAGGACTTTTATCTAGGGCTTCTTTTTGAATAATTCTTTTATGAACCAAAATATTTCCATACGTTTCTCCTGTATATTCTCTGAATTTATATTTAACATCAAAAGTTAGTCTCACAAGATCGGAAGAATCTGGGCTATTAACATAAGTTTGTATATATTCCTCTTCTTTTATTAACTTAATTACAACAGCAAATGCAGAAAATTCATACTCAAGATCCATCTTAATAGATTGCACAGCAAGAGTTAACAGCTTATGCCTATCCTTAATCCACTCGTCCTTACGCCAAGATTGATCACTATTTAACATAGAAACATCTTTAACGGTAAAATTACTCATTTACATCCTCAATCGGCGTCGTAGGCCCGTAAACCTGCTTACCGTCCATAGTGATACGTAGTTCCGTTTTTGTCCACAGAAGCTCCCTAGTCCAAGTCTTTAGGTTAATCACAGCTAATTCAACCTCAGCTCCGTATTTATATTGAAAATAAAGCCTAGCCAATGAATATTTAAACCTATCCTTTATTTTTGAGTCTTTCACGTAATAATCCCGCTTAGTCTTTATATCGAATATAACACGCTTACTCTCAGCGTATATCGCTACATTGCCAGCAATAGCATAATCACAGCATGCAATCGTATATCTTTGCAGCTGTTCGGTATGAAATGAATGAATAACGCCATACTTATCTAAAAGCATCTTAGCCAGAAGAAGATTTCTCCTAGCCTCGGTTAATCCGTTATTTGTTTGGATAGAGTCTCCATCTGATCCCATATTTTACCCTTCATATCTGTTTCAGCATTATAGGTATTGAACACATATCCTTCGAAAGCCTTATAAATATCGGTTTCAACTTGTTTCGAGTCCACCTTAGAGTCTATTGTCTTCTTAATGTGTGGAATAAAACTTACTTTACCAGTTGACTGTAATGACTTATTCTCTTCCGTAAACTTTTTATAGAAGTCAGAAGATCCATGTACGTGGATTTTAACGTCATCTCCAGCTTTCCAAGTAGATTGAATAGGCTCGTCACCTTCTTTAACATCAAATGAATAGAAGCATTTAGTAAGATGATTGAGAGAGATGAATTCAAATTGAAGAGTTTCATCGTTAAAAATATGAACGCCTTTGTCTTCATTTACGTCTGAGAAAGTTAGGGCTCTCGGCGAGCCCGGGTACGTGAACTTATCAAATGCCTGAGCCTTATGTACGTGTCCGCCTATTAGCATCTTATTCGGAAGAAGTGACCCAACAATGCCCCCAATGGCTGGCATTCCACTCTCGTACTTAGAACCATCGATAGTTTGGTGGTGCAATATAATAGAGTTAGGATTGAGCTTATAAATCTCCTTACAAGTCTCTACGAACATATCCTGATGTCGAAATCCTACCGCATAAAGATCGCTATCAGTAATTCTATGGTATTCTGTAAATCCAGAGATTTTAACTCCAGTATCGCCAAGTATTAAATCAGCTGAATTAACCGGACCACCTCGTGGATTCTCATTATCATGATTTCCAGTTACATAATAGACATTGCTATTAGCTTCCTTTAGTTTTAGGACGTTTCTCTTCAAACAAGTTGAAACCGATTGCTTAACGATGTTATGACAGTGCCAGGCATCACCAAGAAGCACTACGCTATCTATTTTAGTACCCTTTAATACGTCATTAATGATAAAATCAAACATAGCGTCAGTTTCAGCTATGTTACTATCTTGTATGTGTAAATCTCCGACTAATAAATGCTTCATTAAAACTCCATATGAGTTAAATCGTAAGCCACTACCCAATCTATTGGGAATAAGACAATCTTAGTCCCTTTAAGAATTAATATGTTCTTATTTTGTGGATGACCTAATACGTCTGCTCTAAAGTAAACTAAAGTACCAGCCTTAAAGTCATCGCTATCAACTACTACCTTACCTTGGACAAGATCTTTAGTGAAAATAGCAGACATATCAAGGCCTCTAGTTTTTGTCTTCTCTTCTTTAGCCTCAAGTGGTTCCACAGCAACTAATTTACCATAAATTTTCATGCAAAATCTCCTAAGTTAATACCTTTTAAAATTAAAACTTTTTTCTCCAACAAAGTCAATTGCTCGTAAACTTTATCTATCTTAGACAGCGTATCTTTTTTCTCTACTAATTCAAGAGGGTCCTCTTGATCCTCATATGAGGTTAAATCCACAGCTCTGACTTCTTGATTTTCACCAACAAATTCATCTAATGATCTTTTCTTCGTAGCCATGATTAAATCGCTAACAAGATCTAATTCCATTTCTAAAGAATCGGCTACATGTTCAGCAGTTGCGTCTGGATTAACCTGCAAGAATTTTCTAATAGTGTAGAGCTTCTTCCGATCATTGACGCCTATCGTAACATCTGCGTAATTATCTCCATCAGAAATAAGAGCAGCTGTGATTTTACCAATAGCTACTTGATGAAAAGATGATATATCGGTTTCATGAACATACTTGTCAACTGCACTTACTAAGCCCATATTAGCGACTTGGATAAGGTCTTCAAACTCCATACTTTTAAACGTAGATCCAAATACTTTAGCCTTACTTAAAGATAAGTATAGATGCTTCGTAATAATCTCATCTCGAAGCTTTTTTATGCCTTCAAAAAAAGACGATAATTCTTTAATGATTTCGACATTTACTTCTTTGCCGTCCTTGTTAACTCTATCTATATTTTTCATAGCAAAGCTGCAGAACTGAAAATTGATTGGGATGTTATGCATTAGGCTTGGGTTATTAGTTCTGATCGCCACATTTACGGTATCTTTGAAAATTTCTTGACGTGCTCTGAAATAAGATCTAGCAGTTTTAATCCCGCCTTTAATCCTGTTGATGAATCTAATGAATTTGAAGTATACTTTTCTGCCTGGGCCGCTAGCCCTCAACTTCTTCGAGAATAAAATCTCCATTTGAAATAATCGATGCAATAATACAAGAATATCCTCAACCTTGCCCTGCTGCTTCTTAAGAGAGTCCTTGATGTCTTTTAAGTACGCCTTAATGAGTTTATACTCTTTTAGATCTTCATTCATCTATATATTGTATCCTATATTCTCATATTGAGTCAAGCCTAAGTGATGTCTAAAAATTCAACTGGACCCACTTCTAGGTAATATTCGACCCTAGCATCGCAATGTCTTCTAAGACTGTCTACATTTTGTACACGAAAGTCTATGAGTTTACATTCAGTTTTACCTTCAGAAAGTCTAGTACTTCGCCCAATAATACCTTGTTTAACCTGTACGGAGCTTCTATTGGCTTTCCAGCTTATCGAAACTTGGTTCGATCTGATATCGGTCCCGGTACTGACTGCAGAGGTTCCAACTAAAACCATAACTTTACCGCTATTAAAGTCATCCACGGCTTTCTTCGTATCACTCTTGCCATGAGCAAAGGCATATATTGGACCTAACTCCTTCAATAGAAGCTCTTCTTGGCTTAATTCGTCTATTAGAATCAAAACAGGCATATTAGCTTCTATTGATTGCCTTACAACTGTCCCGATAGTGCTTATGATGTTTTTATTCTGATAAATATGTTTTTGATTAGATAAGACCTGATTAGATCCTTTATAGGAAGAAGATGAATTAACGTCAAAAATCAGCGTAGATAGCTTTGCTAAGAATCCTTCGTCCTGAAGCTCTTTGATGCCTTTTTCATAAACAAGTGGACCAATAATCCCTTCTAGTAATATATCCTTGCCATCGTTTCTTTCTTGAGTAGCAGAGAGGAACCAACGATATGGACAATGAGCTAAAGTCGTAAGGGCTGACTTAGAAAGCAATTCCGAAGGGACGGTATGGGACTCATCGATTATGCAAGCTGTATATTTTTTAAACGCCTCAAGCTCTTCTGGATCTTCTACCATAGCTACTGATTTAGCAATAGATACCAGTATCCTCTTGCCTAAATCTCTTTTTCCATCACCAAATAATCCAACATTCTTTTTACCAAATAAGACTAAAGCCTCATCATATAATTGTCTACCAATAGAAGCGGAAGGAGTTACTATTACGGTAGGGAGTCCTATCTCTTTTATTAAGTTCATAATAATTAAACTTTTGCCTGCGCCAGTACCAATCTCAACATGGCTATGAGAGTTCTTGAGTAAAATCTCAACAGCATCCTTCTGATAATACCTCATCTTCTTCTCTGGAACCTTATCCCATGGCATTATCTTAAATTCAGGATAAACCACATCATCTCTATACCCAACATTTTGCATCAAGACCTGAATCTTACCGACTAAACCAGTTAAGGTATAATAGCCGCTCTCATCTTCGAATAAAACCGTTCCATTAACTTCTTTGGTTAGCCTATCCATTTCTAATTGAAAATCTTCTTCACCCATTCTGCTGACTAAAAAATACTTACTCTTCTTCATCCTGCTAATGCTATGCTGGACATCTTTTTTCTTATACGACAGTATTTTAGTCAAACGAACAATATCGGATTCATCATGCTCTAAAATTCTAAGCTTTGTAGGGCTTTCTTTAACTAATAGCATATGCATCTCTTCCTTCGTAATGCCAATCGTAGGCTTCAGGGTTAGAATACTTTAACTGAAACTTAACAACGTAATTAGCGTATTTACTTTTTTCCATACGAGATAGGTCAGCCTCATCTAAATGCCTTTGCTTCATTCTTGGATCATCAGCATAAAGTTTATAAGCCATGAAGCTTAGCGAACCCACGTTCTTACCCTCTTGTTTAAAGTATTGATACCTCTCATATGCCTCTAACTTATCTGGCAAGTACCTAGAAGCGTATATAGACTTATTCGCGGCAAATTTCTCTTTATCCGTAAACTTTAAAATCTTACCATATTGAGTTTCGATATTATTAAGGGAAAACTTGTATGGCTTAATGCTTTGTCCGACCGCAAGCATTACCTTGGTTTCCCATGAACGGCTTCGGACCCCAGGGCAAAAGGTCATATCAGTACATTTGAGTAGCTTCATCTTGACTAATCCAGCTCTTAAAGGCCCATAGGCGTGACTAAAGAAGGCAAGCTCACGTTTAGACGAAACTTCCAAATGCTTCTTGTGGTACTGCTGTAACGTCGAAATAGCACCCCAATATAGGATATATTTCAAACACTTCTTCTTCGTTATACGTAATTTAGCCCATTCTACGTCAATTTTAGCAGACCCTAGCATGTTTGAGTTCTTGCTATAAAAAGTAAATTTACACTCATCAAATAGTTTATGGGAAAGTCTTACTACTGAATTATAGGTTTTAAACTTCGAGTTCCTCGACCCAGGGTTTAGTTTGAAGATCCTATTCATTATCTCTTCAACTGCTTTCTTTTTCATTGAGCCCTTAACTAAACGGATTGCATCCAACTGATTCTTGATGATCTTAACACCAGAAGGTCTACCATTAAAGATACTCTTATGGAATATTTCTTTAGATAAAAGCTTATCAAGGGCATTCTTAAAATCCCAATAGTTTTCATTTTTAAACCATTTAGGGTAATTAGTTGTTCTAATGTCATATCGAGCCTCAAGTCTTTTCTTTAAAGAAATCAGACAAGAGTAGAGAATCTTATCATCTATTACCGCGAATGTACGTTTATTGATATTAAAATCAATATAGCTACCAGATTTTATTCCTTTTTCGGCTAGCTCTGAATACGACTCACTTAAGAACCAATACAGGATATGAAATCTTGTTTTATTAGTAAAAGACTTCCTAGCATTTTTATTAGCGAAGTTATCGTAAAATGAATCAACGACATGCAATTCTTCTTTTGAAAGAACTGCATCCATATTTTCTTTAAATGTATCTTTGTAAATCTTATTAATCAAGGATGTAAATCTTTACTACTTTAGAGTTGTCTTTAGATTTTAAAGTTACCTTAACTTCTTTACCATCTTTATCATGAAAGTTTAAAAATACCGAAGTCTCGCCGACACGAGCATCTGCCGTATACGTCGTAGAATTCTTCTCAGAATACTCTCTGCCATCAGCTCGTACGTAAACGTCTGGACCACTACTACCCTTACCGCGATAAACTTTAGATTTACCGTATTGAACTAACATAAAGTTACTATCGCCAAGTTTACCTTGCATAAATTCTCTTAAATGATCACCATCACGAATAGGGATCTGTAAAAACTCCGTCTTACCTTCTTTAACCGAATGCTTCCAATACTTCTTCATGTCGCCTCTTTCTTTATTTACAGGAAATCTTAACCAATTAGGATATAGCCAGTCTCTTAGTTTCATTTTGATTTCTTAATTTTAGATTGTTTTAATACCATTTTAACATCTCTATCCTTTAAACCCAATAAAGATACCATGCGTATAACTTCTTTAATGATTTCTTTATCACTCATCTTTTTATAACCACATAAAGTAATTTCAGGCAATTTAACTTTATAATTCATTTAAACCTCATCCAAGACAAATGTAAGATTTCTTTGTTTACAAAACTCAACAGCTTTCTTTTTCTCAAGACTTTGGAATAGAACTGATCCATCCGATACTCGAACAACTTGATAGACAGGATACTGAATAGCCTGACTTAATATAATTCTTGTATCGGCTACCACTTTATTCATCCCAAGAAATCTCATCGGATTCTTTTTTATCTTTTGATTCTTCTTTCAGATGTTCATTAATATCAGAATCAAGATGCTGGTGATAGCCGTTTATAACTTCATCAGAGTCAATACGAATATTACCGCTCTTAACATGTATATTTTCACTACCAGCAACCCATTCAAGATGAGATTTTTTAGATTCAGGAGGATTATTAACTACATAATCTTTAAATTCATCCTCACTCATCGTCTTGACATCCATATTCTTAGATTTAACAATTCTACTCTTTGCATATGCAATTTTTCTTTGCATTGATTCTTCATCATTCTTAGATTCAAGATATCTCTCTCTAGCTTCTTTAAGCTTGTTACTGTGAGCAGGAGGATTATTCATGCTTTTAACTAAACCATAAAAATCTTCATTAGAGAGGGTATAGTTACCTTCTGACTTCATTACTGGATCAATTTCATCCTCAGACAAAACTCCACCCATAGCTAAAGCTAATTCTTTACCAGCATTAACAGCAGATGGAACTGACTCTTCAAAATCCATGTATTCCAAATCTCCTAAGAAAGACCTAATAGTATGTTCTGATAAGGAAAAGATACCCATTAGCTTTAGAAACACAGATAACTGTATGTTATTTCTAAGGTTTTCATAATTAGTGACAACTGATACGTTTACGCCAAGCAATTCAGCTAATTTAGTCCTAGATAAAAGACCGTCAGACTCTCTTCTATGTTTAAAGTAAAGCGCAATTTTATTTTCTAAAGTTAATTGTGTATTCATACCTATCTCCCGTACAATGATGATAGCAGAGAACATACGTATGTGTCAAGCTGAGGCGTTCTTGTATATGCCCCCAATTCCTAGGGGGTAGTGCATTTTATATTATCCTTGCAAGAACCAGTTAGACGGTATAGTATTATTTATGGGAAGTTAGCTTAGTTGGTTAAAGCATTCGCCTCATAAGCGAAGGATCGTGGGTTCGAGTCCCACACTTCCTACCAAATTTATTTAGGAGGAATATGATATTAGGTTATAAAGAATATAGTTATGAAAGGCATAAGACTTATTATTTGACTATAAACGGTATACAGTTTGGTGGGCCATTATTTTCAATGGCTGAGGTAAATAAGAGGATGGAAGAGATTATGAGTGGTGAATGTGTGTAATAAATGTGTAAATGAAGATGGATTTAGTGGGGTTAAGTTTTTAGCTTGTTTATATTTGTTGCTTTCTGTAATGGCTTTCGTATCTGGATTGGTTGATTCAAAAGTAATTCTTTATGGTAATAGTCCATGTGATGAAGTTACTCAGGGATTAGGATATGCATTCCCGACGTATAAATTAGGTTGCATGGTAGGGAGGGATTAATGAAAGTTAGGTTAATATCAATGACAAAACCAGTTGAAGATAGTATTAAAGACTTCTCGTCAGAGGAGCTTATGGCTTATGTAGCTAGGGTTAGTAATCCTTCTAATCAGATGAATAATGAGACTTCTTCTAAATTATTGGGGTATTGCGCCAAGAACCAGCATTGGAGCGTATTCGAACATGTAATGTTTACCGTAGAAATTAAGACATCTAGGGCTATCGCAGCTCAAATACTTCGTCATAGAAGTGCTGTATTTCAGGAGTTTAGTCAGCGTTATGCTGAGGCTATGGATAATGAGTTTTATCCAGCTAGGCGTCAGGATTTGAAAAATAGGCAGAACTCTATTGATGATATGGTCGATGAAGATAAGGTTTGGTTTGAAGAGGCCCAGAGATCTAATTGGGAGAATTCTATTGGTTTATATAAAGAAGCTTTAAAAAAAGGCATCGCTAAGGAGCAAGCTAGGTTTCTATTACCCTTATCTACACAAACAACTATTTATATGACTAATAATGTAAGGAATTGGATTCACTACATTGATTTAAGGACTAAGAATGGAACCCAATTAGAGCATAAAGAAATAGCTGAAGAGATTAAGAATATCTTTAAAAAGGAATTCCCTGCTATATCTGAAGCTAAAGGTTGGCTCAATGAATAAATACAAATTAGTCGTTTATGAAGATAACGGCGGAGTTACTAGACTTATGATGTTTAAGAATAGCTTTGCTTATTGGTGTTCTGACAAAAGTGGAGTTTCAGGCTTCTTCTTGGATTATGATGGTAAGTTGTGGATGACGGAGCCATTCCTTAAATCTAGTCTAGGACATGAATGTCCGGATAATTACCAAGTTCTAGACGAATGGCAGCAGCTTGACTAAGTGTATGTTTTTGATATAGAATAATATTGACGTAATTAAAGGGAGATTTATGTATCAAACCGTTAAGGCTAAGACCGCAGCTAAAAAAATGACATCTAATCAGACTTCGCTAAAAAAAGCCATCTTAGATACCGTAGGAGAGGCTTCTGCTGTTGTTGGGGCTACAATGGGTCCCAATGGTAAGGTGTCCTTAATTGAACGTCAGGAGAACCTGCCTCCGTTCGTTACAAAGGATGGTATCACTGTATTTAACTCAATGGCATTTGCTGACCCTACTAAGCAGGCTATCCTTGAGGCTGCTCGTGATGCATCAGCCAAAACCAATACCGAAGCAGGGGACGGACCTCAACCGCTATGGAGTAAGATATTAACTCCCGATGGATTTATCCAGATGAGTGAAGTTGAAGTAGGTATGGATATTTGTGGAACTAACGAAACCATACAGAAGGTCTTGGGGGTCTATCCAAAAGGGCAGAAAGAAATTATTGAAGTTGAATTTTTTGACGGTCGAGTTGTAGAATGCTGTGAAGACCATTTATGGACCGTTACTACTAATTATGGAAGTAATAAAGCCTTAACTACAAAAGAGATGATGAATGACTTCTTGTCCACTTCTTCGGAAGGACAGAATAGATATAAATATTACACCCCAAGAACTAAGATTGAGTACAAGGCTAAATTAAGACAGTTTCCATTAGATCCTTATTTAGTTGGGTTACTAATTGGAGATGGTTCTTTAACAGGAACAGGTTCTGTAGAATTATCTTTGGGTAAGAATAAAGAACATATTCTAGATAAAATTAAATTACCAGATGGATTGTTTTTAAAAACGTATTGGGTTGAAAAGAAAAATTATTACAGAGTTAAAATACAGGGAAAGACTTTAGATAATAAGACTATTCGAGATTTTGTTAAAGAAATAGGATTAGATGGGTCATATAGCGAAACAAAGCACATTCCTTCTATGTATTTATTGGCTTCTAAAGACGATAGAGTGAGTCTTTTAAGGGGGTTGCTTGACACTGACGGGTATATAAATGATAGAGAAAGATTTGAATTCAGTACAGTGAGCGATGAATTGGCAAAAGATTTCATTTTTTTAACTAGGAGTCTAGGCGTTAGTTTGTACTGTAGAGTTCATCATAGAAAAGAGGGAGAAGGGTCGTATTCTCAAAAAAGCATACACAAAATTACGGAACTTAAGGGCGACAAGTATGGGGATAAAATAATTCATATACGAGCTACTGGGAAGTTCACCGACATGCAATGCATCAAAGTAAGTAATCCTGATAATTTATATATAACAGATAATTTTATTGTTACACACAATACTACAACCGCTACAGTTTTAGCTGAGTCTCTTATTAGGTTAGGCTTTAATTATCTCGAAGCTAATCCTAAGTTATCTACCCAAAAGGTTATGCGTGAGCTTGAAGTAGTTCATAGAGACGTAATCTCTCCATTCATTAAAGAAAACTCATTAAAGATTAAATCAGATGATGGTCAAGATCTTTTACGCAAGGTATCGATGATTGCTACTAATAGCGATACGGAAATGACTAATGCGGTTGTAGAAGCTTTTGATTTAGTCGGTCATAATGGTAACGTCACTATTTCCGAAGACTCTGGTCCGTCAGGATATTACGTAGATAAACTTAACGGCTTCCCTATTCCAAGAGGGTTTGAGGATAGCTGTGGGCGCTTCTTAGAAGAGTTCATCAACGATAAGGCTAATTACAGAACCGTATTAGATAAGCCTCGATTCATCTTATACAATGGTCAAATCAAAGACGTTGGTGTAATGATGAATGTCTTAAATAAGATTATTGGAGATTCAATCCCTGAAGATGAATCTCAGCCATCTACGGCATCTCCTAATGTTGTCATTATGGCCCATGGATTTTCAGATACGATGTTAGCCTTCTTTGCTCGTAACTTTAAACAAGAAGGTACTCTAAACCTGTTACCTTTAAAAACTCCACTCTCTCCTCAAGCCAACGGGCAATATCATTTCTTGTTAGATGTATCGGCATTTACTGGAGCTAAGGTTTTTGACCCATTAACTACGCCATTACAAGAGGCTGAATTAGATGAATTGGGCAATAAAAATATGCACTACTTTGAATTCTATCGTTATAAGGCTTTAATCGTAGGTGATCCTGACGAAAGTACTTTATTCCCACGAATCGAAGAACTTGAGCAGCAGGTTAAAAATCACGAGAGTATTATTGATAAAGAAATGATCAATGAGCGCATGGCTATCCTTTCAGGAGGCATTGCTAAGATTAAGGTTATTGGATCTTCAGAATCCGAGATTAAGGAAAAGAAGGCTCGTGTAGAAGATGCCGTCTGTGCTGTTAAGGGTGCTTTACGGTCTGGCGTATTGCCTGGTGGGGCTCGAACCCTGCTAGTCTTAGCTAAGATGATCTTAACTGGCAATTACTCAAAAGCCGTTAAAAGAATCTTAGGCGAGGCTTATCAAGTCCCTGCCAAGCGCATCTTGAGCAATGGTGGCTATAATGAAGATGAAATTAAAGAAGTTTTACGACAACACGATAATAATAATGACTTTTTCTTTACCTATGATAGTCTGAATGAGAAGTATGGTGATGCGGTAGAGTTGGGCTTAATCGATTCAGCAGAGGCAGTGGCTATGGCGATTAAAAATAGTTTATCAGTAGCAAAGATGCTTATGGGCTTATCTTCTGTTATCGTATTCCAGCGTGATTTTGAAGATGAAATTGACCGAGCTAAAAAATATGATTATCAGCAGGAGACTATTTCAGCTGCACAAGAACGAGAAGTGCAGGAGAGATACAATGATGACCGTCAATAATAATGCAAAATTTATGATTGCTATCGTAGTTTCAGCTATTGTAGGCAGATTTATTGAGTATGTTGATTTTAATCTAAGCAAAGATTACTATACTCTAAAAATAGCTGAGAATAGTTATTTTATGGGCTGTGCTTCACAATCAAAAGATTTATCTAATTGTAAAGACTTAGCAGATCAATGGCGGATAAGAATTAAAAACGCGGTTTGGGCTACGCCATGAAAATATTAAATTTTAGATGCAATCTATGTAAGAATGAGATTAAAAAACTTTTCAAGACTGGCGACACTATTCCTCATTACTTAACCTGTGAGTGTTCTGGGGTGTTAGAGAAACAGTTACCAGACTTTAGTACTACAACCGTTGAAGTCGTAGATAACGGCATCCAAGCTAAAAGATTAGAAATTAGAAAAGACGCTCAGCAAAAGTTTAAAGAGCGCGGTGAAAATTATATCAAGACGATGAACGATAGAGATAAGCAAATTAAAAAGGGCAATGAATAATGTTAATTACACTAGATCATGTGCATATTCATTTAGTTGGAGCTATTGGTGAAAATCAGCACATAGATATGCCGCAGAATCAAATCGTGGCTATTATTGGCGAAAATAAAGATGATGGTGGATCTAATGGCTCATCTAAGTCTACGTTTACATATGCATCTCCGCTAAGCCTATTTGGATCTAAAGCCGTTGGTAAGACTAATAAAGAATTAAAAAATGACAAGATTAAAGGGACTCCACGAGTTATTTGTAAGTATACCGTAGACGGTAAGGGCTTAATCGTAGACAGAACTATTGGTGGTGAACTTAAGGTAACATATGATGGTAACGGGATAAAGGGCTCCACGGATGAAGTCCAGTCAAGGCTAGAGAAAATTATTGGCATGACTATGGAGCAATTCCTTCAATTTTCTTATAAGGGTCAGAAAACTACTGAACATTTCCTTAAAATGAAGGATTCTGAAAAAAAAGAATTCCTTAGCTCGTTCTTTGATACGTCTAAACTAGATAAAATGAAAGAATTATCAGATATTAGGTTATCTGTGCTTAAAAAAGATAAAGAAAAGAATGACGGAGCAGCAGAGCAGCTGCTTACGTTCTGGAAAACCTCTGAAGAGAGATATAATGCTTTAAAACTTAATCATGACGAATTTATTAAGCAAAAAACAACGGATTTAGATACTAATACTCTATTATTGGAGTCCTCGAAGAAACAATTGCAGGGGCTGAATAGTATCCCTGAAAGCTTTATCTTGTCTGCAGATGAAGAATACGATAAAAAGAGTAATGAATATATAGAATTAGAGAAATCTACGGAAATTCAGAAATCAGCATACGCTCAATCTTACATGGATATAATGGGGCTTATAGGTATTAAAAAAATACCACGTAAGAATGAACAGGCTGAGTCCATTAAAGAAGAGATAAATTCTTTAATCGTTAAAAAGACAAATGTTGCAGTTCCACAGGATTTAATGAATGACTTAACTCAATGTGTAGGCTTTGTTAAGGACCAAAGAGATGGGCTTAAGCTTATAAATCTTAAGCAATTAGAGCTTTCTAATGTCATTCAGAAAATCGCAATGAATGAAGGAATTATCAAGGATATTGATGCAAAGCCTTGCCCTACTTGTAATAGAGCTTTTGATGATTCTCATAAAGAACAGCAGAAGTCTGGATTTATTGCTAATGGCAAAGAATTCCAAGCTATTTCTGATTCTAAACGAAATGAGTTAAACCTACTCCAAGAACAATTCTCAGAAGAAACCGTAAATCTACTATTAGAACGACAAGCTGAGCTGAACAGTGAAATAAAGGGGTATAAAGATAAGCATATAGGAGAAATCGAATCTAAGATGGCTTTACTAAAAGTAGAAATGGATTCAATCCTCTTAAAAGATAAGATGGAGAAAGACGCCGAAATTAGTAAGCTTGAGGCTGAGTTGCAATCTATATCTGCAGCTAAGGCTTCAATAGAGTCTACGCTATCTATGGCTAAATCTCAGTTTACCATTATTAAGAATAAAGTCCTTTCCGCACATAAAGAGGCCTTGGCTAAGTGTAATACTACGGTTAATTCTTTAAGCGATAAAGTTAATTCATTAGAGCAAGAAATTAAGAGCGCGACTTTATACCTTGAAAGAGAGGAAAAAGCTCTTAATGAAAACTTAAGTAAATATGAACAAGCTAAAGCTTTGAAAGCTAAATTAACAGAAGAAGTGACGGTTCAGGAGCACGTAAGCTTCATTTTATCTAAAAATGGCTTCACTGGATATCTATTTGATACTATATTAGACGATTTGAATTCTGAGATTAACACCAATCTTAAATTAGTCCCAGTTACTAGTAAATTCGTCTTAAATTTTACTCCTGACAAAACTGCGAAAACAAGCGGTGAAGTTAGTAAAGCTATTACTTACGAATTGACTAAGGGCGGGGTAGAGAGTAGCTTAGGCAAAACATCTGGAGCCGAAGAGCTTGTCATCTTACTTTCCGTAGATGAAGCCGTTGAAACTGTTTTATCTAAGAGACTCGGTATAAATATTGGCTGGAAAATCTTAGATGAGCAATTATTTTGGGTTGATGGCAATAGTAAAGAATATGTTTTCGAATTTTATAGACAGAAGTCTAAAGATAAGACATACTACATAATAGATCATGCTTCTGAATTTAATGCGGCAATCGATTGCGTAATAAAGGTAATTAAGGAAAACGACATATCGAGAATTGTACATGACTAAAATGCAGGAGTATATCTCAGGAATCCATGATAAAGCCATGGAATCTTGGATGTTAGGTGATGATGAAAACGAGATATATGTTCCAGTTATTCATAGAGAAACTGGGCATGCTGTTTTTATAGAAGTCGAGCAGCAGAGTAAGAAAATTAAGGTCTTTATCAAGGAAGAAGATGCTTCTAAGTATAAAGCCACGAAAGAAAAGCATAAGGTTTTACTGGTAAGAACGAAAGTTAAGACCTTGATGCAGCAAATGGCGAAGTACATATCTCCAAATGCACTTAAACTAGATTGCGTTATATGTACTTACGATGTAGAAGATCAATTATATGAATTATATGTATTGTGGACGAATTTTAACAATTAAAAGGAGATAGAATGAGTAAGGCAGATGTTATTGAGAAGCGTTTAGAGAAGCTTGAGAAGAAGATGTCAGATACTGAGGTTTCTGAAATTAAAGTAATGGATTCAAAAAAACTAAAAGACGTAGCTTTTGAATTAAGTAAAAAGCTTGAGGAAATCGAGAGCACTAAGCAGGCTGATGAGAAATATCAAGCCGCTAAACAAGCTAAAGCTGATTTTGATTCGGCATATCGTGATCTTTTGAGCCCTATTAAGACTCAATTATCATATATCCACTTAGTTATTCAGAATAAAGAACTGGCTCGTGAAGAGTAAAAAGGCTAAAAAGCCAGTCGCCCTATACGATGAAAATGGGGACTGGCTACTTCAAAAATCTATGATAAAAGGGGCTATGCGTCGGACATTCCGACTTAGTCCTCAAATGCGTGAAGTAATGAATGAGGCAAGGGTCGAGTTACCCCCAAAGACTCTTAAAGATGGTAGCGTAGGCAAGAAGAATCAAATACGTTATCGATGTGCTTGCTGTGGCGAGCTATTCCCTCAGAGATGGGTCCAGGTAGATCATAAAAATCCCGTTGTACCATTACATTGCACTGAAAAATCAATGACCTATGACGAGCTAGCCTCTAATGTATTTTGTAAAAAATCAAATCTACAAGTGATGTGTAGTACTCCATTAAAATTCTTACCTAAAGGGCAGAGAAGCTGCCATGGACGTAAATCAGCTGAGGAAAACTTCATAAGAGATCAATATAATTCTTACGAATATTCCGTTGGTGAAGGAATGCTTGAATCTTTTAAGAAGAAATATCAAGATTATCTATCCGAAAAGAAAAAGATTGAACAAGAAAAAGAAGCTAAAAGACAAACTAAGTTACTTAAAAAGACCAAGACCTTGCCTACTGGCTCAAAATGATATATTATATAAGTGTAAGGAGATTTTATGTATAATGAAGAAGATGAAAATTATTCAGCAGCTGATGAGATTTTAAATCAGCTAGAGGACCAAGAAGAGATGGAAATGCCAGACGGAGAAACCCTTAATTGGGCCGTACAACGCATTGAAGAGGCTAATTTATTCAAATACCTCCTTGTAACTCCTATTTTTACTGAAAAATCCGCAGATCCGTCTATTGTTGCTTCTGTTAACTCAAAGATTGCTAGATTTGCCATGGAAGAGTTAAAAGAGCTTCTTGGTGGTAAAAGAGAAGAATCCGTAGTAAGAGTAGCTGAAAGTCAGTTTAATGATAATGAGGTATTTGCCTTAAAGACTATTGCAGCTAAGGTTATCGAGAAAACTAGCGGGACTTCGGTAGCTCCAGAAGAAAGAACTCCTACAATCAATCCTATTGATGTCGGAAGTAAGCAAATAAGCACGAATAAAGTTATGCCAAGTCCTCAACCAAAAGCTAGCAGTCCTGCACCAGCGAAGCAAGCCGCTAAAGCTCCGACTAAGCAAGTTGTTAAGAAATCAACAAAGGGCATGACTGAGGCTGAAGTAAAAAAACAAAGAATTCTTGAAAAAAATGCGGCCAGAGTAGCTCCTACCCCTCCGATCCAGCCCATTGCTCAACCAGTAAATGGCACTTGGGCACAAGGTCAGGCTTTTGCTAATCAAGGTAGAGGTCAAAGCGTATTATCGTCTATCGTAGGTTTAGAACTAGCTACGCCAATGACTCCAGTCAGTAGCGGTCAGGGTTCAGACTCGGCAATAGAATTTGATCCAGATCAACAATAGGAGATTATATGAGTGAAGTTGAAAAAGAAGAAAAGACATTCGTTCAGGAATGGCAAGAGTCAAAACAAAGACTTAGCGATTTATCTGTAATCGTTTTAGATAGCAGAAAAGCCTTAGAAGATCTTGATAAGCTTTTGGCTGAGCAAGTCAATCACTTGAATAAGACTGTTATGATGTTAAATGCTCAAACAGCTCAGGCTTCAGCTCTTTCCGATACCCTAATGGCTTTGCTAGAGCTTAATTATGCCAAAAAGAAGGTTACTCCAGAAAATATGGAAGAGCAGCTGATTAAGTTTACGGTAGAAATGTCTAAAGACGTAATTAAAAGAAATTTAGAGTCTAAGGCGATTGCTCCATCTGATGTGGTCTCAGAGAATAGCATCATAGTTTATAAGACTAAAGACATTTCATATGCTTACTCTAATATATCTGACTTGAGCGAAGGTGTTACTGCTCAAAAGGTCGGAGATAAATTCAATATTAAATATTTAGATAAAGATCAAAAAGTAACAGAAGTAGAAGCTGAAGTAATTGAACTGTATGATATAGTAGTAAAATAGGAGTTATGGTGAAAAAAAGTAAAGCAAGTCCTAGTATGGATAGAGTCAAGAACGCGATTCTAAAGGTGTCTAAGCAACTTAAGATACATCCGAGTCAAGTTTCTAAAAAAGACTTATTAACTTCAAATGCTGATATTAGTGATTGGGCATTAAAAATGGTAGGAGGTCTTAATGTCGTTAAGAATGCTTACTTCCCGATTGAAGAAAAAGAGTTACATGTTATTCATGATAATAAAAAAGAAGCTAACTACGTAAGAAAGCTTGAAAAGGAATTAGGAGCCTCTACATCTATAGAAAACAGATTGAGAGATGTCTTGTCTAATTTGCCAAAAATTAGCGTAATTCCTTATAAATCTAAGAAAAAAGAAAAAATCAATAGACAGGTTAATATAGTTTTGTCTGATTTGCATATAGGATCTAACATTAAAAAGTCTGAAACTGGTCAACTTGACTTTGGTATTACAGAAGAGTCTAGGCGATTGGCTAGGATTACTAAAGAAGTTATGGGGTATAAACCTCAATATAGAGCTGAAACTACCCTGAACGTGCTTCTTTTAGGAGATTTGATCCAGAATTCATTACATGATGCCAGAGATGGGGCTCCATTGGCTGAACAAGCAGCAAGAGCTATTCATCTATTATCTCAAATGATAGGACATTTTTCTAACTCTTACCCTAGCGTTACTGTATATTGTAATACAGGTAATCACGGTAGAAATACAGGAAGACATCATGGTCGAGCTGTTAATCAGAAGTGGGATAGTATTGAGACTATTATTGGCTATTCCTTAAAAACAGCAGCGAGTTCATTAAAAAACGTAAAATTTGTCATACCAAAAACTCCCTACGTAACCTATGATGTATTTGGTAAAAAGGTTTTTGCAACTCATGGAGATACGGTCTTAAACCCAGGCTACCCGGGGAAAGCGATTAACGTAGGAAGCATTGAGGCTCAAATAAATAAAATCAATTCAAGCCTTAACGATACTGATGAGTATTCCGTATTTTACGTGGGTCATGTCCACACTGCCAGCACAACTCACTTAGCTAATGGATCTGTATTGATTACTAACGGTCCTATGGTTCCTAGCGATGAATTTGCAGTAAGTATTGGATTAATGGAAGTAGCCTGTGGGCAAATGCTTACAGAATCAGTTAAAGATTTTCCAGTAGGAGATACTAGATATATTCGAGTCAGCGAGAAAGATGATAAAGATTCATCATTAGATTCAATCATTGTACCGTTTAAAGAATTATAAACACCAATAGTAGGTAAAATGTCTAAAAGCGCTAAAGCGGAACGACGAGCACTAAAAGGCACCTCAGAGAAGAATTCTGAAAAATTAAAAGGGCGAATTAGAGAATTAGCCAAAGAAGTTGAGAAATGGAAGAGATACGCGTTATCTCTTGAAAAACAACTAATCTACTCCCCTGAGCAAATAGAAGAAATGAAGGCTAATAAGAAAAAGAAAAAGGAAGAGAAAGTCGAGATACCGAAAGAAAAAGATAGATGTTCAAATTGCGCAGGAACTGATACGATAAAGAACGTCCTATGGACTCCAACAGGAGAGAGAATAATTTTACACTGCAATTCGTGCAATCATAAAGAAAAACTATGAATTCAAGCGAAAAGTACCAATTTGACGTAATGTATGCCTCTATTGAACAATGTAAAGCTGCTATTAAAGTAGCTGAAGAGGGCAAGGTAGAAGTTAATCAAGATCTTTCAAAATGTGCTAATTACTTAGCAGAGTTAGAATCGGCTAAGAGAAACTTAAAAGAAAGTAATGCAGTCGTTTCGATGTTTGAATTCGCAATGATTAAGAAAGAAATAGAAATGTCGGATGAATTAATTAGGCAACAAGAGCTTAAGATAAATAATCTTAATAATTTAATAAGAGATAGAAGCAAAGAAATGCATGTCTTGGCGGAAAAGTTAGAAGCATTTTCTAGGTCATTAGAAAAGGGTAAGATCCTAACTTTTAGAGGTAAAAATGGATAATAAAGAAGAAGTGAAAAAGTTAGTCGAGTCAGACCCTGAGTTTATTTTCTCTAAAAAATACAAATATAAGCTGTCTCAATATAAGAAAGCTCATCCAGATAAAACTCCAGATCGTCAAATCGCGTATATGCTAGCCTGCACTGAAGCTGAAATACAGGGAATATACGAAGGAATAATTAAAAAAGCTAGACAGATCTTAAAAATAAACATATCATAATGATATGAGTATTCCCGATAGTTTAAAAAATAGATCAGTATTTTCAGTTCATAATCATTTACTATCTCTTGATAGCGCCAATTCACCTGAAAAATTCCTTAAAGCTGCTGCCATTGATTTTGGTAGAACTGCTATTGCTCTTAC